AAGTTAGGAACTTCAGGAACATAGACTATCGGTCTCATGCATTGATTCCAACAATTGCAGCTTTAATATCCACCGCGCCTGATTGTGATACAACTTGCACGCTGCCATTATTTGCATAGATTCCTACGTTGCCTTCATTTGCATAGATATCGACATCTGACTGCGCAGTAATAGTAATCTTACCTTGATTACATGTGATCTCAATATTCTTATCTCCCTTCTCATCGCCGACATTAAAAATTGTCATGTTGCCTGAGGCTAATTGAATATGATCTTTTACTGACTTTGTCACGATGGTTCCATCTGGTAAAATCTCAAGATAAGATCCAGATTTATGATAAACCTGTACACGTTCTGATCCAGGAGTATCATCGAACTCTACTAAGTGACCGCTGCGAGTAGTCATGGTATTATTATAAGGATATCTCGCCTTATACTTCGATTCTGGTTCAACGTAGAAACCATCATCAGTTTTAATTCGATTCTGAGTTTTTTCTTCTGGTTCACCTTGACCACGAGCATATGAAGATACACTGTGATTGCCTTCAGCTGCATAATTTAATACACCTATTACATATGATGCATTCTCGTCAGGGAATTTCATACACATCACGCGCGTGCCTTTAAGCAGTCCAGTCGGACTTAATCCTATACCTGCTGTCCCAGCACTTGTTGGAGGCATGATGATGCGAGCCGGTAATAAATCGTCTGATGAAACTTGGTTCGAGTGACCTAAAATTTCTCTTACTAATACTCTTCCGATTTGAGGTTCGTCAGCTCCAAGCCCGAGTTCTGATGTTGGATCTTCTGCTACTATGCCTTCAAAAAAATACGGTGCTTGCATTTTATCATCCTCTATTATTTGTGCACACGCGGAGTACCGCCAATGCCGTCTTTTACGATCTCAAGGCCTTGCATATATTCTGCTTTCTCATTAAAAGTTAAAACATGTCGGCACTTAGTTACCATGTAATTACCTGAAGTCATAGCACTATCTTCTCTTATTGGATTTTTATCACCTTGAGTACGAGCATTATATTCTGGAAGTTGACAGTGAATAACATCGCCGACGGTAATTGTGCTATCTCCATAAATAGTTATCTGCGCGATAGTCGTTAAGAAATGCGCCATGTAAATGGGAACGTGATTTTTCTTTTCGGCTCTTTCTGCATTTTCTGTGGTCGGATCACGATCTATTTTTACTAATAAACTTGCATTTTCTTCTAACTGATTTTGTCTTTTTAGAGTAGAAGATATAGACTTTTCATTTAAAGTTTCAAACTCTAATTTTTTTGGATCTACACTATACGTAGTAATTTCACCAGTAACTGTGTTTCTTTCTTGTACAACAACTTTTGCGATGCCTTGGTTGCCGTTTTGAATAGATTTAAATGCTAAGATGTTTCTCCATTTTGCACCTTCAAAATCAAGGTTTGTTAATGTAGATTGCATGAAACACTTGTCACCAATATTCTCTTTGCCTTCTCTAATCATCATCTCCATACTCTTGAAGACGAATCCATACTTATTCTCAAAGAAATAAAACGCATGACCTTTAAATTCTTGAGACATAGCATATTCGACGCGAATCTCATCGATACATTGCAACGGTGTTTTAAGAGTAAGATTAAATGCATGCAGCCCACGAGTCTTTTCTGCGAACAAGTTTTTATTCGAACCAAGAACGTTAAGATACGCTTTCACCATTTTTTCACACTCTATCTTCTTTTTCGAAAGAGGTGCGTCACGTAAATTACGAGATTTCCATACTTCATATGTCGTACAACTGAGTTTATATGCTACGCCTTTATCATCTGTTGTAGGAACAACCGGATCGTCATTTTGAACATAAAATTCATAACGAATAGCAGACTTTGAATTAGATTCGTTGGTCGTAAACTCGATAATGATTTTTTTATTTTTAAAAAGAAAATTATCAAACATTCCTTTTGAATCATAGAACTCAAAATCTGCTCGCACGGTCGGGCTCAAAACAGATTCGTAGATGTTTGCTTTTACGCAAACAGGAGTCAATTGAAGAGCTTTGCCACAGTCTGCTGTTTTAGCTGTAGCATCGATCATTATAAATTCGTTGAGTTTAAATTGTCCGTCTCTAATCGAGTTCATATTATGTACTTAGCTGTTGAATGAATTGTTTTTCTGTTTCCGCAAGATAAGAAGACTTGAGAAGCGTGACATTTTTCTTCATCTCGTTAACTTCTTGTTCCTCTTCATATGCATTTACTGCATACCAATATGAAGCTTCTGCATCGGAGATATTTTGCTTTAGAAGTGTTACTGTACTAATGCCCTCAGTAGTATTCGCTACAAAGGTTCCTGATACATGTTTTACTGTCAAAGTCTTGTTTTCTGTATCGATGAAATCAACAGTGGCATATGCTCCTGTACTAGTCTGTGATACTCTATCTCCAATAACAAATGATGAAGGAGATACAGTGAGAGAAAGAAGAACGATCTTATTAGTAGATACTACCCAATCTTCTTTGATTCTTTCATATCCAAGTATTGCACCAATATTAGTTAATTTAGGTTTCCAATACTTTCTTAAGTTTAATGTTTCGTCTGCCTGTAAAGCTTCAAATTGTGCAACAGTAATAAGTCTTTCGTCAGTGTGCCAACCATTTCTATAGAACTTAATAATAACTCTGGCGTTTGCTGTCGACCCGTACTTATTATCGATATATTTTTTAAAATCTTCTGTCGATTTATAATAATCATAATAAGGATCGACGATATTATTCGTAAGATATATCATCCAATCAAACTGCGAAGAGCCGTAATAATTATAAGACAATAGATCTGGTCGTTCGAACCCTTCTTCAAGAGTAAACTGGAAGTTAGAGTAGATCTCTTTTTTAGATTGTTCAGTAAAGTCAACACGTGCCAAGATATTTTTGACAATCTTGCCATCGTAATCGACTACCGGAAATCTATCAAAATATCTCGCCATCTTTATGTTCCTGTCTTCGCCGGAGTTTCGGCTTTAGTTGAAGGTTGTATTCCTTTTATAACCGAATCTGAGAACTCTTTTGCTCCAGCTCTTAGATCTAAACCTGAACCTTTTTCAAGACCATCGATTAACTTGTCCCACATTGGTTGTATATTGTCTCCGCCTTTACGACCATAGCGATCTGCTGTTTGCATTTCTGTTTCAAGCATCGAAATTGAAACTTCGATAAATGATGGATGATGTGTTCCTTCAAAAAATGAAGGCAAGCCCTGTGGAGAATAGTTGATCTCTACCGACTGAATAAGGCACGGAGAAAACATGATCATTTCTTTATTTTTTCCAATGATCATTTCTGGTTGACATAGGAACGGATAAGCTAGAACTTGAGTTCCAAGACTACTGAATGCTGGAAGAGAGAAAGCCTTCATGGCCTTCAGAATATCCATAAGTTGTTGGCTCTCGCTCGGATTTCTCGGCGCGAAAGTCCATTCAAATCGATGTTGACGAAGCGGAACACCACTAAACAGTGCTTGAACGTGAGGATTCGGAACTGCTCCAGTAACCTGACCAATAGTGCTACCGATATCTCCTGTTGCCTGAACAGCTTTACTATAGATCAGTGCGATTGCAGCTTCTTTTGCAACTTGTGCTTTATTTGCACCTGGAACGAGCGCTTTCTGTATGGCATCCGCCACGCCTCCGGCCATGCCCGTCGATTCTTGATCGATTGAGATCTCGAAACTTTCTCTGATTCCTTTTGGGAGAGGAAGAGCAAAAGCTTGAACGAATTTCAAAGTACCTTTGGTTTCTGGCGCAGGGCGTTGATACTGCTTAAACTTAAACGCCATATAGTAACGATCACTGATATGATTAGGAAACTGTAAAGTAGGCAGACCGTCTATACTAACTTTATTTGAAGCACGCTGAATAGCATCGACATATGTTTCCGCGGCAGCAGACGCTCCAATAATATTACCAGTATTAGGATTAAAATTATTACGAATATCAGCACATGAAGCACGCTTCATCTCGCTGGTAAATGTCTGAAAATACTTGTCTTCGAGGCCAGAAGTCAAAGCATCGCCGAAACGAGCAGAGAGTTCAGCAGCAATCGAATCTGAAAGACCAATCTTTTTCAGAGCCTTAGCAAAGAGATCCTCGACTGCGTTCTCGAGTTTATCTTCGATTTTATTCGTAATCTTTTTTGCGAGTCTGTTTGCAAGTCCGCCAACATCTCTCTTAAAACCGTCTAGGTTTACTAGTTTGTTATCTCTCGAGGCCATGTTTTCTCTCAGGTTATAAGTCTTCAATCTTATTTATAAATAGATTCATGGCTTATCAGGGAAAGTTTCGACCAAAGAATACAAAGAAGTATCTTGGGGATTCGAACAATATCGTATATCGTAGTCAATGGGAATTAAAGTTCATGATGTACTTAGATTCGCATCCTAACGTCGTGCAATGGGGGAGTGAAGAACTCGTCATTCCGTATCGCTCACCTATCGACAATCGAGTACATCGATACTTTCCAGACTTCATTGTCAAGAAGAAAACACCAGAAGGCAAGATCGATACTGTAGTGGTTGAAATAAAACCTCATGCGCAGACGCGGCCTCCAGTGGTGATAAATAAGCCTAATAAGCGTTATATTAATGAAGTCATGACATGGGGTGTCAACGAAGCCAAGTGGAGAGCAGCTGCAATATACTGCAACGACCGCGCTTGGAAGTTCGAGATACTCACCGAAAAAGAACTAGGAATTAAGTTTTAATGGCAATTGTATTTGATACTATCATCACACAAGGTGTTCGTTCAGGACAGATTCCTGCGCGCACGAACTCTGCGCGTGAGTGGTTCAGAGATACTGCCGGTAAAATGAATCGTATCAATGAGCGTGAGATGATGAAGGGCGACGTAAGTCGTATGACTACTCAGCCTCTGCTCGGCTCGATGTACATGTTCTACTATGATCCGAAACATAAAGAAGAGCTTCCATACTACGATAGATTTCCTCTGATCTTTCCATATAAGAAAGTCAAAGGCGGATTTATGGGACTCAACTTACACTACTTGCCGTTGCAACTCAGAGCGAAGTTGATGGACGGTCTATATGACTTTGCAAACAATACTCGTTACGACGAGTCCACAAAGCTTAAACTCAGCTACGAACTCATGACACAGGCCGCAAAGCTAAGATGGTATGCTCCATGCATTAAACACTACTTGACTTCACACGTGCAATCAAAATTTATGTACGTTTATCCATCGGAATGGGATATCGCGCTCTTCTTACCAACAGAACGTTTCGTCAAAGCAAGAAAGAATCAAGTTTGGATGGACACGAAAAGAATGCTAGGAGTTACTAAGTAATGTCAACCAACGCAGAGATTCAGAAAAGACTTCGAGCTTCGGAAGCTGCTGATGCTGCTAAAGCCGCAGCTGCTAGGAAGGCAGCTATCGAGAAGAAAGCAGCTGAAGATCGTGCACGTAAAGCTGAAGCCGATAGACAACGAAAAAAATATGGTAAAGCTGCCAATGAAGCTTTTGAAGTGTGGCAACAATCCCCGGCAGGTATAGCTACTCTAAAATCACAACGCGCTGCGGATAAAACACGCGGACTTGCTGGAACTGTCCGTGGAGAAAATCAAGAGCGAGCTGAAACTGATGCACAAATTGAGCGCAATCGAAAAGCATTTGTTAATGCTCGTATCGCGCGCGACGTTAGAAATGAAGGAAAACCAACAGGAACCAACACTTCAGGATCAAACCGCGGGTCGGTTCCAACAAATGGATCTGGAAAACAGGGCACAGGATCTGGAAAACAAGGCACGTCGACTGCTGCTGAACCTGACTTCTTAAAGAATCCTACCGCATTTAAAGATAAAGATAGAGCTGCAACAGATTTCGATAAAAATAATCCATTCGAAGGGCAAAATACTACAGAAGATCGAACATTCAGCAACAATCGATTTTCTGCTGGTAGATTTGATATCAACAGTTTTAGATCGAAAGTAGTTGGCTATGATGGTGTATTAAGCACTCACAGTTTCTTAGTAGTATTCTCTCCAATGGACTGGGTTCCATTGAAAGCTATTCGTAATGAGATTTTTCCTGATTTGACGATGAGATGTGACAATGCTATTCTTCCTACGATCAACTTACTACAAGAACAGAACGTCAGAAGATATGGCTTTGGTCCTGTAGAAAACGTTGCTTATGGCGTCAATGTAGGCGACTTTACTCTCCAGTTTATTGTCGACAAACAAGCATCTATCATCGATTTCTTCGAATCGTGGATGAATCTTATCGTGAATCGTGATTCTTTTGGCGGTGCGAATATGAACAACGTAGTCGGAGATAATAAAAGACCTTACGAAGTCGCTTATAAGGACACTTATGCTTGTCCTTCTGTAAACGTTTTTGTATACGATCGTGCTCAAAATACAGTATTAGAATATAACATCTATGACGTATTCCCGACTGGTATTCAAAGTATGAATCTTTCATGGAGTGAAGAGAATTCATTGATGAAGTTAAACGTAACGTTCTCATTTACTGATGTTCGAATTCGATCAAAGGAAAGCAACTTTGACAATGATTCTTTCATTCCAGTTTCTGAAATGCTAAATTATGAGCCAATTGCGATATCAAATTTTGGAGATCTGCCACTTTCAGAAACAAATATAGCTTCTATTTTAGATTCTCTTCCTTCTGATCAGTCGTTGCAACCTTTGATCATAGGAGGAGGAAATAAACCGCCGAGCACGTTAGGCGCGCCGCCTGACACAGCACCTACGAATACTAATTCTACATCCACAGTTCGAGCACCTACAGACCGCTTACCAAGCGGCGTGCCTTTTACTATTCCAGCTTAATAGATAATTTATAATCCAGGAGAATATAATGCCTTTACCAAAAATTGATCAACCCCTATTTGACGTGATCGTCCCATCAAACGGAAAGAAGATAATGTTTCGTCCCTTCCTCGTTAAGGAAGAGAAGATATTGTTGATCTCTCAGCAAGGTGGAGAAGATACTGAAGTGATTCGTGCCATCAAGCAAATCTTGAATTTATGTGTTCAAGACGAAGACTTTGATGTCGATGATCTTACTACATTCGATCTTGAATACTTGTTTTTGAAACTAAGAGCGCGCTCGGTCAACAACGTAGTTAAACTATCATATCGTGATAACGAAGATGGCAAGATCTATAACTTTGAATTGGATCTTGATACTATTGAAGTTGAGATGCCAACAGATATCGATGCTACTATTGATGTAGCCGATGGAATTTCCATGATCATGAAGTATCCAAGTGCTAGCATCACTGATAAGCTTCAGCAGTTTGAAAATGAAATTGATCTCATGACATTCTTTATCGTCAACTGCATCGATACTATCTTGACTCCAGAAGAAATCTTTCCAGCATCTGACTATTCGAGCGCAGAGCTAGAAGAATTCATCGATCAATTACCAGTTACTTCATTCGAAAAGATTCGTGAGTTCTTTGAAAAGATGCCTAAGCTGTATCATAAGATCGAGTATACGAACGAAGAGGGTAACGATAGGAGTATCGAGTTAAATAATCTCAAAGATTTTTTTATGTGGCGCTAAGTCATACTTCGTTAACTAATTACTATAGTATGATTTTTGCATTAGCACAACATCATAAGTATTCGATCACAGAGGTCGAGAATTTGATACCGTACGAAAGAGACATATATGTGGATATGTTGATGGGTTACCTTGAAGATCAGAAACGAGAGATAGAGAGTAGAAAATAATGCTTCCTGCAATTGGACGAGCAGTATTCTTAGGAGGTGGCCTATTCGGCAACGCGCTGGGTGGTGCTATTAAAGGAATCGGTTCTGCAGTCGGAGGAATAGCACAAGGAGCAGGATCTGCAATCGGTGGTATCGCTCAAGGCATTGGTTCTGCGGTCGGCGGAGCAGTAACTCCAGCACCAAAAGTGATTGTCAATAATGTTGGTATAGCAGGCGAAGCAGGAAAGAAGAAGATAACAGGATCTGGAACTCTTCCTGCTCCAAAGAAATCTGCTCGACCAACTGTCAATGCCAATATGCCTACAGAAAAGTTGTTGGTCGTAGCAGTTAACTATCTCTCGTCTATCGATAAGACTCTTCAAGATCAACTCAAATTCGAGAGCCAAGCTTTTAATCAGCAAGTTCAAGCAGAACGTGAGTCTTCGATTGAAAACAAGAAGACAGGCGTTTTCACCAAACTTTCAGATAAATTTGGCGGGCTTCTAAAAACTGGTGAAGATAGCACGATGAAGAGTCGTGCAGGTGATATTACGAAGGTGATTCTTGGCGCCACTGGACTGGCAGCACTTGGTGCATTAGGTTTGGCTGGAATGGGAGACACCGAACTTGCTCGATTAAAAACAAGTTGGAGTGCATTCACCGAAAAGTATGCTTGGTTAACTGATTTTGCTTCGGCTATCACCGGTGTTGGAGGCGCTGCCGGATATCTTATAGGCGGATGGCGCGGAGCAGTTATTGGCGTTGTAGTCGACTGGATGGCGAAGAGATTAACTGGCTCTAGCATAGGCGATACTTTACTTAGTTCTCTTGGCATTGGAGGAGGAACTCCTACTGATGCTACTGCTGCTACTGCAAGAGAACCAAATACCGGTTTCGACTATGCCATGGGTGGAATAGTTGCTGGTTATGGTGCTATGCGCGGGGTTAAGACATACAAAGATGTCACTGGCAGAATGTCAAAGATGGCTTCTACCCGGGCGGCACCAAGTCTTGCGTCATCTGGTGGAAGATTAGGATTTAAAGATCCTGTTACTGGTAAAGTTGCAAATAAGGCAGCATCTTCAGCTGGTGGAGGTTGGTTATCTGGCCCAAAAGGAAGAAAATTCGTAGCTTTCCTATCTAAACGCTTCGGTAAAACATATATTGTCAAGAAAGTAATGCCTTTGCTTGCAAGAGTATTTGCTGGACTCGCTGTTACCGCAACTGGAGTTGGCGCAATTCCAGGATTGCTATGGACTCTTTTAAATGTAGGACTAGCGCTTTATACGGTGTATGATTTACTTGATGCATGGTGGGATTTCCAAGATGAAGAAGCGGCTAGTAAAGATGCAGATGCAGCAAACTCTGCAAAACCATCGAGCGATGCTTCTCCTGCCACATCAAATATTGGTTCAGGCAATATTGCTGGTGCTCCTGTAGCTTCTGCCGAACAAATGCAAAATCTTCCTACAATTCCAGCAGATATAGAAAAGATCCTTGCTACTATCAGAACACGAGAGTCTGGAGGCAACTATGGTATTCCACATCCTATTGGAATGCCGGGTCAAACTGCATCTGGTGCTTATGCATTTACAAACGGCTCTTGGCGAGGTTTAACTAAAAAGTATGGAATAGGAACAGAATATAGTAGTGCTTATCTCGCTCCTCCTCCTATTCAAGATGCTGTTGCCGCAAAATATGTCGAAGAGATATTACAGAAAGCGGGAGGCGATGTTTCGAAGGTTCCTCTTGCCTGGTATACCGGTAATATACAAGGAAAAATATCTGCAAAGGCATTGGCAGTAAATAACGGTCTGACTCCACAAGAATATCAAGCAAAATGGATGTCCGATTACACTGGTGGAAAATATGCTGCTTCATCTTATGATTCACAAGGCGCCAGTAGTTCAGGATTGGCTGCAGGCGCCATGGATCTTGGTAAAGGTTTGATAGAATCTGTAGGTAGTATTATTAGTGCTGGACTCGGTCCGATGTCAGGTCGAAGTACATCAGCATCTCTAAGCTCAATGTCTTCTACTTCGACACCAAGACCTCCATCTAGTTTGCCTGCAACACCAATATCTGCAGATACAACGAAAGTTTCAGAAATTGCGCAAGCTTCTGCAAAAATTCAATCGGCTATCGATATGGGTAATCCTAAATCCAATCCGGCTGATCAAATGCCAACGAATTCTGTTCAAGCCTCGCTAAGAAACGCATCGAGCGATAGCAAACTCGAAAGTATTGATCCTAACTATCCTGGCGGTTCTGACGACTATGTGAAATCACAACTATATAGAATGGCAGCATAATGGCAGAGCCAGTCACGATAGGCGGACAGACTTTCATTAAAACGCCAGAAGGTTGGTTAGATAAGAAAACTAAGGTGCGCGCACCTGAATCACTGTTTACTTTACTCAACTCTTTAACTTCTGAATCGACAACCGAATATAAAAAACTTAGAGTCAGAATCGACTCGAGTAAACCTCCTGTTTCGTTGGCAGGAGAAGAATATGTTTTTGATCTTAATCAAGGAAAATGGATCAATAAGAAGACTCGCGATGCTGTTAACGATTCTCTTCAAAAAGTTATCAACGGTGTTTTAGAAAAACTAGAAGCTGAAAAGGCTTCGGCTGCTCCTGCTATTACCGCTGCAATGGGTACTATCGGACAAGCCGCAAAATCGAATGTCAAAAAACCAGACGGCGCGAAGATGCCGGTCAATATTAAGATCAATTCTCCTATCGTAACGATGATAGAAAAGTTGGCTACAATTGATGGTTATCTGAAGCAGAAACTTGATAATCAAAAAAAGATAGCTGCTAGAAATATATCGATGGCCAAAGAAATGGCTATCGAAGCAACTCCTTCTGATGCATCTCCAGCACAAGAAGTAAAGACCGAAGACGCCAGTAAAGATAATACTGCGGCAATGGCTACCGCTTTACTTGTAGGCGGTCTAATAGCGGCGCAGTTCGAACCAGTCCAAGAAGCATTTAAATCTCTTGTCGATGGCGTAAAAGGAGTTTGGAATTTTGTAAGTGGTGTCGCTGGAACTATTGCTGATGGGCTCGATGCTTTTACAGGCAGCTCTTCGACTAGCTCTACTAAGCCTTCAGCCGCATCTCTTCCAACTGGACCTGGATCGTCAAATCTTCAACCTTCTGATCCGAACACTGTAGAAGCTCCAGCTCAAGTCGCGCCAAGCGAACCGAATAAAGCAGATGCTACGCCTGTTGTTAATACACAATCAACGCCAAATCAAGCTACACCATCACAACCGAGTTCTGGCTCTGCTCGTTTAGGAAGAACGGTTATTGGAGCTGCAGTAGGAGGAGCAATAGCAGGTCCAGTTGGTGCTGCTATTGGCGGAGCAGTTGGATTTTTATCTGCACCTGCTGATGAAGGCGCGCCAAATTATTCTCCTACTTCTTCATCACCTTCGAGCAGCCAACCATCTTCTGGAAATAATGCAACGGGAGCTCCCGTTGCAACGGGAGTAGAAAGAGTTGGAGCTCCGTCTGGCGGACCGATGGGAGATTTTGCTGCTAACTTTAAAGATCCTGTTCCAAACGGTAAGTGGTCAGGTCCAGGTTTAGGGCAATCTAGAGCAGGCGGAACACGCCGCCACCAAGGTATGGATATCTTCGCTCCGATGGGAGCTCCCATTTACGCAACAGCCGACGGTGAAGTTGTATACAGTGAAAGAAGAAGTGGAGATGGCGGAAGTGCAGGTTTTGGTATGGCTGTACAGCTAAAACATGCCGACGGATATACAACAAAGTACGCACACTTAAGTAAACTAAAGGGATATAGCAAAGGCGATCGAGTTAATGCTGGCGATGTTATCGGCTATGTAGGTGATACAGGAAATGCTAAAGGCACCCCTCCTCACTTACACTTTGAAATTTGGAAAGGTCGCCAGATGCAAGAGCCGGCAAACTTTTTGTCGGGAGCAAATAGAACTGGATATGGCGCCGACGATGGAAGTGGAACTGGAGACAATCTTATGGGAATGGCTCAAAACGCCACTTCTCAATTGTGGAATCTAGGAGCTGGAGCAATTGAAGCTCTTGGATCTGTAATTAGTGCTGGTCTTGGACCGATGGCAAGTCGTAGCATCACTGAATCATTGATGCAAACTGCTCCTAACACTGCAGGTGAAATAGCTATAGCAGCAGTAAGCAAGAATGCAAAAATGGCAGAAGTAAATACTCCTGCCATCGAGACTGGTCCAATGATTAAAGATCCACCGAATATTAGTAAGAGTGGCAGTACAGACTTTATTCAAAATGCTCCGACTGCTTCTGATATGTCATCTATCGATTATTATCTTACGCGCATGGGGCTTGGATTACAACAAAGTAAGGTATAATGCTCTTGGTGGTATGAGAGCCTAAAAAGAAAGGGGACCTTTCGGCCCCCTTTCCCACCTTATCAATCTTCTTCGGCAAGTCGTTTGAAGAAATCGAGATCATCGTCGTCTTCATCGACCGTAGAAGCTGCAGCAGGTGCAGCAGCCGCCTTGAAGGTAGGCGCAGGAGCTTTATACTCCTCTTCATCACGATCAACTCCGCGAATCTTGGCAGGTTCCGCAGAAAGAGCCAAGACAGTGTTCAGACGAGTCTTGAGATCCTCATAAGACTTGAATTGCTTTTTATCTACGAGTTCCGCAAGCGAATACTCTTGAGTGTAGACACGTTCAAGCTCACTGTCATCATCGAACAGTGGTGCGGGAGAGTCGAATTCTGACTTATCGTAATTAGGCCAACCTTCGACCTTACGAATTTTGAGCTTGAAATTAGCACCGTTCCAAAGATCGAAAGGATTTACTGGCTTCTCGTCCTCAAAACCTGGGTTCATGAGGTCGTTAAGCTTATCGAAGATCTTCTTTCCGTACTTGTACAGGAAGACCTTACCTTCGTTCGCAGGATTGCCTGGATCCTTCACAACATAGATGTTGCTGTGGTATGCCAAGCGGCGCTTCTGCTTGCGTGCGATCTCCTTATCAGAGTCAAGACCAGTGTTCCAAAGAACGCTGTTGTATTCTGACACGGGATCGTCTTTACCGAGAGTCGTCAACGACTTCTCGATATACCAAAGACCTGTTGGTCCTTGGAATCCATGGTCCCAGATGCGAGTGAAAGGAATGTCTTCGTTGACTGGCGCAGGAAGGAAACGAATCACGGCGTATCCGTTACCAGCCTTATCGACGGTAGGCTTCCAATATTTGCCCTCATCGGGATCTGAATATGTGGTATTTTGTTTAGCAAGTTCTTTAGTGAGCCTCTCAAAAGAAGAGCTGGAAGAACGCTTGAGGTCTGCAAATGACATAGTTATCTCCTATATGTCGGTGTGTTTCGAAGTATTTAGATTGCAGCGAACTGCAATTGTATTTATCATGAAGTAAAAGCATCCTTGACAATTTTTCTACATTTAAATGCATCATAATGAAAAAAGGGCTTATACTTCAGCAGCTTCTTGTGGATGCTGGGCCATAGGACACCATCCTCAATCTTCTTGTTCCAATGACCGAAGAACCCGAAGATATCATTGAGGATAATCACCGTCTCGATAGAAATCTCTCGACGAAGATATTGTTTCAGTAAGAAGGGATGTTGCCCATTCTTTACAATAACACAATCATTGAAATTTGTACATAGTTTTTTTACGTCTTCTTCGAAGATATAAGAAAGAGACTGCTGTCTCTTCAACCATTCATTGTACACTTTCTCTGAGTCATCATCAAACAGATCGCCTATCCATTTCAAATCGCCATCTACAAAGTTGGCAACCAGATATTTGAGCGGATCTTTATGTTTCGACAACTTATAGAACTGATACTTGTCCTTACGTACATCAAAGCTCGAAGGCTTTGCACCTATCTTACCGTTGTATTTGATGTAGTCATAGCTGTCTGTTGTGAAGTGGTTTTTAAGGGCGAGGAAAGTGGTGTAGCTCTCGAATGGAGTCATACTGGTAGCTTAGCCCTCTTTGGCAAGAAGTTAAGATCTTCTGCTTCGTCTTGTAGACGAGCCTTGATACGAATGTTACTGCGAATGATACTCGCGGCAGCCTCGATCTCGATGTTATTCTTTTCACAATAGTGGACGACGGCATCCATATAATCTAAATCATAATTAATAACCAATCGTTCAATTTCTTTAATGAACTTTTCAGAAGTCAATGCTTTCGTTGAAATGACGTCGTCCACCATAATAATCATCCTCTATAAAAAATGTGTGCACCAATCTTAGTCGTACGAGCAAACACTCTACCCCATGACGGACTTACGTAGTCAGCGTGGTAAAACTTTGCTCCCTTTGTTACGTCACCGTAATTTCCGAGATACACATGTTCGGCGATTTCCCTTGCTTTTGCAAAGGCTACACCATCACGAATTCTTTTTCCACCCTCACACTTCCATGAAAATTGGCATACGCGCGCAGTTCTCTGATTGATAACTCCACATGGCGTGCTTGGGAAACGATCGTCTTTTGCGCGGTTCAAAACAACATTGTTTACCGCAATCCTACCTTTATAAGGTTCATGGCCAGCTTCGAAGTATGTATTCTCGGCCATGCATTGGATTTGTTTTTTGTCGTAGTTGCTCAGATAGACTGGCTTCTTTACGACCTTTTCTTTTTCGATTACCTGAATAACTGGGACCTTTACGATCTTGACTTCAGGTTCTTTGTTTGGTGTAGCCAAAGCCACACCTGTTACTGCAATGATACCTATGACAAAGCCTTCGGCCCAGCGTAGATACGGGAAATCTTTTCTAGTTTCGAAAAGTTTCATGTTCTTCCTCTTAGTCTCAATGACTTTGGCAAACAGAGACTACTTTACAGGCATCCCAGCCATATAGTTTTCTGCCGCTATAAGAAGATACACAAGAGAATAACGAAGTATCTTCCATCCATTTCCCTCTTACTGGAAATGCAAAATCATTAGTGTTTTCGTCGGTGGCATCCGAATGATGCCGCTTTCTAGCCATCTAAGACTTGAAGTTTTGCAAGAGTCAATGGAGGATTCTAACCTCCGTCGTGATATTTTATTTATACTACCGCCAGCAGTTTTTCTGGCGACTCGTAGCACCAGTCATTCAACTGGTAGTAAGTGGCCCGTTCTGTTCCAAGGTGGAGCCATACCCGTGTAGATCATGCCGCTAGGCGGATATCTGCAAAGCTATCGTTATCGTTAGCATTTGTGTTTAATGGCACTTTGCCAAGCAATCAGTCTCAAACCGCCCTATTACACGAAAATCGAATTCCATAGTCACCCCCATCATGGACACACGTTGCGCAACTCAGTCAATCTGTCGTGACATTACATCCTGTGCAATGTGGTTGAAAGACTGTGTGTCCATGGTGGAGGTGCGGGGAGTCGAACCCCGGTCTTTCCGCCTTTATTGTTGATTGTCAACAACTGATATTCTATTTATACCCCAACGGGCTTTAATTGTACATGCTTAATTGCACCAAGATTGCTTTGCATCACCAAAATATGCACGTGCAAAACCATTCTTGATGAGAAGGTCTCGAAGGCTCATGCCATCAAGGAGAATATCTCCAAGAACACGTCCACCGAACTTATCCCAATCGTACAGAACAACCTGATGCTTCTTTGTAGATTTGATTACCAAATTGGTGAATTCACTAGATTGTTCGCCACGCTTCTTCTCGCTCTCACACTTGGCACGAAAGCTCTTTTCAGGTGTATCGACACCAAAGATTCGAACACCAAGTTCAGGCTTTAGAGGAGCTGGCAGATACGGTGCGGTAATGACGATCGTATCACCATCAATCGCACGAACAATGGTAGTGTCATATGTCACACCTGTAGGTGTCTTCTGTGCAATAGCTGGAGTTGCCAGCAACACGAGTGCTAGCGCAATAAAATTTTTCATGTATTATTCCTTAGTTACAACGGGTTTCCCAATAAACGTAGCGTTCGCCACGATACCATTCGGTGATTTGTTCACGAACGCAATAGCGTCTATCATATCTATAATCTGGTGGATAGTAGCGATTATCGTCGCGCGGCTCATAATCTCTTTCTCGCTCACGATCCCTCTCGCGATCGCGATTACCTGAGCTGAGAGCACCAACTACAACACCACCGATGATAGCGCCGCAAAGCCAGCCACAGCCAGCTTTACGACGCTCTTGCTGGACATGGTCGCGATTTCGATCTCGACGATGATCAGCAAAGGCAGGAGTAGAGATTAGCATACTACCGACAACTAAAGATGCAATTAATTTTTTCATATGTAGTCCTCGTCAATATCTGCAAACATCACTCGTTTTCTTGGATCGCCAGCGGCAATGCATCGAGTGAGTGTCAGCGCTTCTTTGTAAT